GTAGTGTGTTGTCTTGATTGTGTAGAGGCACATACGAACAAAGCATTCGACCCATCATCATCGGGTTTCCCGACAACGTGAATCTTAGCTCCAATCCCATGCAACGCAAAAGACGGAAGTGACCCAACCGATTGGCTAGGACACGATCCTCAAACAATAAGGACCACGGATTAAACTGGATGAATTCCGGAGTGTTATGTCGCCATTCGATTGTGGCAATCTTCACTTCACGGGACATCAATTCAGAGTTATCCAAATAGTCCGCTCCTTGTATGGCAGATCCAATACCCAGGTTAGCCATACCATGGCCTGAGTGTTCACTGTCGTGAACGAGAAAATCATTTGTGTTACTAGAAGCAGGATCTATACACCATATTTGCACAGCGAACCCAAACTGTTGCAAGGCGTGTTTCATTGGTTGGCCACAATAGCCGTCCAAAGGCAAAGCCTTAACCGCCGTTACCACGGGCGATAGGTGATCCATATACCTTTGAATGGGTGACGATTCCTTAACCGCCAACAACGAACATTGATTAAAGCGCTCTTCCGAGAGATCTCGGAGAGGGGCTATCAAAACGTTGGGAGAGGGGACTTCAACAACCGGATCGAACGAGAGACGCTGCTCTTGTGTGTAATACTGATCGTTGTGCAGTTGCATATCAGAATAGGATTTCTCCAATTCCTCAAACCAAATCCCTACTGCGAGGAAAGCTAATCCGATTTTACTGACGTAATCATCAAAAACTTCCTGGGGGTGTCGAGCTAACTCGATGAGGGTGGGAATCATCATACCTTTGAGGTACTGATGATCCGAGAGATCTGCGTTCATCATTCGAACATGGAGTGGTTTCAAAATAGAATCCAACTCCAGCGGACAATCGTACAGTCTCCGACGTGGAACCCAACGCCACCTCCTTTTACAGAAGACGACGTTCTTTCCATCCTCTAGGAAAGGTTTTTCCGCAGAAATTTCTCCTTTATCACCTAGAGTGTACGGCATATTGTGAGCCGTACAGAACACTTCCATGGAATGCATATTGAACCACGGGACATAAGATTTGCCCGCGGAATCATCGCCCATGTACATCATGCGTACAACCTGATCGAACTGAGGCACCTTGTCAAAATGCAACGTATCGGCGGTGTGATAATACGCACACATGTAAATCAACTTATTCATGATTCCATTGGCCTCGATGGTGACACCGTGACCTGATGTGTTCCAACCACTTATTCCTACGAAAACGCCGGCGATACTGATGTGTTTTACGGCTAAATCCTCGAAATAGGTTTGGATGGCCCGTACATGCCAACCTTCTGC